AATTCAGCGAGTGTCCATTTTTGATTTTTAGGCCAAAAATATTTAGTCCCAGCTTGTTGTGTTATTATTGCGTAGTTCTCAATCGCCTCTTTAATTTCTTGTTCTGAATAATCTCTTAATGCAGACCGGATTTTAGTCCTAATCTTATCAGTCAATTTCTTATGCTGGATAATTTTTTTTGAATTCCAGAAATTGAAAAGAGATATATATATCTTTTTTTCTTTTGTACTAGTTTCTTTTGTACTAGTTTTTTTAGGTCTTTGTAACTCCTTAGAATCTAAACCAATTGCGTGGTTTTCCATTACCTTTTTGGGTAACGGGTCATTACCTTTTTGGGTAACGCCTGTTACCTTTTTGGGTAACGTTACCTTTTTGGGTAACGGTCTCCAACTCTCGTAATTCTTGTTAATTCCATAAGTTACAACAGCAGCGTTACCTTTTTGTGTAACGCCTGTTACCTTTTTGGGTAACGTTAATTTTCTAACTGTGATTATATTAATATCTTGTAACTTATTTATTGCTCTACAAACATGAACCTTAGAAAGCCCTGTTTTTTCAACAAACTGTGATATGGTGATTTGATCCTCTTTTTTTTTCCAGCCATAAGTCTGTCTAAAAATAACATCTAAAACTTGCCTTGCTTCTCCTGGTATTCTGATTTTACCCAATGCTTCCATTAATTCATTGGCAATTTTCGTGAAACCGTCTTCGCATTGCGGACTTGCCATATTACCGTCTCTTTTCCTCTCTAGGTTTATCCCATAAGGCACTTTTGCACCGAGGACAGATACGGACATCTTCTTGTCTGGGAATCCATGTGTGTCCACACCTTAAGCATTTCAATTTTTCGGGTAATCGAATCTTCATAATTACTCCTTTCTTACAAGATAACTTATAGGTATTATTTTGTCAAGAGATATTTAAGCCTTTATATATCTTTATCCTTTTTAAGAAATCCCTGGATGTGATTTTCTTGAAAACGATATAGCCGGCCTATCTTTATATGTGCTATCTTCCCTTTTCTGCACCATAATCTCAGAGTTGCAGGATTTATATTTAGAATTTCAGCCACTTCTTTTATGGTATAGAGTTTCAACATTTTATCTCCTATCTTTTTGTTAATATATATGAATATATATCAATCTTCGTAATTTGTCAAGAAAAGAATAAGCCTTTATCAAAAATTAATGCAGTCGCCTTGTCAGACTGAAGTGTAAATAAAAAAAGCGGTTCATTCCAGAACCCAGGAGGAGGAGACAGGGAGGTCTCGGCTTTCGCCGCATATCGGAATGAACCGCTCTTTTGCTATAAATAAAAGTGGACAATTGTAAATTTCTCCTCTTCCTGAATCTATTTTAAATATAATTCCTTTTTGCCTTTTGTCAAACATAAAGCCAATATGGGAAAATATCTTCCTTGTTGCAATCCAGGGCTTTCGCCCAGACCTCTTTCTCTTTTTCAGGCAATTCCATCTTTCCATTGATAACTTTGGAAACAAGGGATTCCTGAATTTCCAGCTTATCTGCAAATCTCCCTTGATTCCAGAATTTCTCAATGATTTTTGCCTTGAGGGCTTTATTTCTCTTTCTTCTAATCATTTTTCCTCCGATTCTGAAAAACTTTCTTAAAGTTCTTCCATTCTTCCCCAAAAACCCTGATGTTTAAAATCAAGATAAGAAAAAAAAGAATCAGCAAAACGACCTTTTGTATATCCGTGGCCTCTCCGTACATTTAATCCTCCAGTTCATTATCTCTATTTTCTTTTTCCTCGTTTTCCTGACCGTTGGTTTCAATAGTCCCAAGCCTGTCTGACAGGCGGCGGGTCATTTCACCGTCTTTCTCCGGCAATGATTTCACTTCCAGGTCTATCAATCCCGCCGCCGAATTGTCCGCCTCGACCGCTTTGTCAATTTCTACGCTTGTAGGCAAATATTTAAACAGCCTGCGTACAACCGTTTTCCTCGTCATCTCATTCCAGTCGGTTTTCCAGGGCCCCGATCCTCCGGCTTTGCTCCGGGCCTGAATCGATTTGATCTCATCAAGCCTCATATATTCAAATTGCGGTTCTTCATTCTGGTGAAAAAACGCAACCGCATAAGCTCCGATCACCGCACCCCGGTCTTCTCCCAGATAGGGCTGGTGTTTAAGTCCCGGTTTAGTACCTAGGATCATTTCGAACTTATCCTTGCCATATACTAACCTGGCTTCAATCTTGCTTACAACCCCGGAACGCCTGGCCAGGTCAATTAATCCTCGGTAACCGGGCATAAATATAGCTTCAAGCGTACCATGCACTTTATAGGGGATCATATATGCATGACCTTTTGCAGGCGTAAAATCCAGCCCCAGTTCCGCTGCATTCACAATGGCCGTGAACAGGCTGGCCGGTGTACATTTTCTCAATTCGGGATTTCTTGAAACGGCCAAAAGCGCACTTTTAATGAACCGATCAACATCCTTAACATGGTGAGGTAAAAGCTGACGGATTGCCGGTTTCTTTTCTTCCAGCATATCCTGAATTGTAAGATGCGTTGATTCAACTGTAGTCATTTTTTCTCCTCCTCCAGATTTTTCAGTCTGGCGACTCGATAAGTGGTTGGCATTGCTACTTCCGAATATACTTCCGGGAATCTGCTTTTCAGCAATTTTCTGTCGATCCTGTCCGCTCCTTTCTGTTCAAGATAAGTGAACCATTCTCCTTCGGGCGTAATTCCTGCCTCAGCATCTTCAAGAGATTCAAGCAAAGCTGCGAAGGCCTTTTTTTCCCGTTTTTCCGCATCAAGCCTTTCCTGCCGAAACTTTTTCCAGTTATCTACAAGCTCTGTCGGAATAACCGTCGTTTTTTCCGGCACTCGTTCTATCCGCTTGAGCAATTCGATTCGTGCCGGTTCATCCTGCGGAGGCGGTTCTTTCTGAACAATGTGCTTATTCCACCAATCAGTTCCAATTTTAACCAATCTGGCAATCACTTCATCATCTCTCTCAATCCGGTACATCCGCATATTCAGCCTGCCGAAGTGAGTAGTCAGTACCGGCACAAATACTCTCTCCAGATCGGCGCAATAAATCTGATGATGGCATTGTAAAGCGACATAATCCGGTACCTGGTCTGTATCTTCTTCGCCCCACTCTGCGCTCAGATTTGTAGTCTTTGCCTCGAATCCGACCGGCAGGTATTCTTTTTTCTTCCTGCCATTCCCGCTGATATACTGAAAAGCAAGACCGTCAAGGTTCGCTCCGAAAACGCCTTTTGTCCGGAATTGATTGCGGGCAATTCTATATCCCGATTTTTGTTCTGCAAATCTTAACAGGCCGTCCTCAAGGTAATTTCCTCTTGAGGTGTCAGCCGTTTCTTTGTCTGGAGCTAGAGAATATACTTTGCGCACCCAGACATCCCTTGCTGTAGCCCAGGGGCTGAGGCCGCAAATAGCTGCTATATCTGAACTTCCTATATAGCGTCTTCTGCGCTCTATTTGCTTTTTTGTGATGGCCATATGATTCTCTCCATCTCATCTGACAGATACATTCGGATCAACCAGCTGATAACCCGACTCACGGGCAATTCAAATCTTTCTGCAAATTGATCCAGGATTTTTCTTTCTTCATGCGTAATCAGCACTGATAAATGACAGTTTCGTTTTGCAGACATTTCAACATTCCTCCCTGCTATAGCATTCTTCGCATAAATAATATGCGTTTCTATACTGATCGAAATAATAATATTCCGGTTTTCCCAATATTTTTCCGCATTTCCAGCATTGGGAGGGCGGATCGCAATCCAGGCAATTTCCTGTAGTATCCAGGTATTTGCCATGCATTTTGCAATGATTCATTGGTGCCCCTCCTAATAATCGGTTGTGTGAACGTCCAGATACTCCTCCGGATCAACGGAGAGCATCCCGAACGTTCCGTCGAACACCCAGCAGCTACCTGCCGGGTACTTTCCGTCCTCATCGCCTTCCAAGACGATGTGGACAGCTTCGATAACTTCCCCGTAGTCGCCTCTTGTCCGGTGACCTTCAGGGTTTGAGACAGGAATAATGGCCTCTTTCATTTTTCCCTCCTTAGATGATTAATAATATTTACCGTCAAAAGAAAGAGGGCGCAGAGGCACTCCGACAACCGGGGAGAGGTGGGAACCAGCCGCCGCTTTTTCGGCTGATTCGTCTCTGAAGCGGCCCCCGAAGGCCGGAGAGCGGGCTGGACTTCCAGCTTGTGCGCCCTCATTTTTAATGCCTCCTTCTGAATTCGCAGAGGCAAACATACTCTTCATGGCATTCCCGACAAATCAATCGAGCCTTTGTCGGGTGAAAGTATGGCAACTTCTCACGGCTATATCTGCCACAAGAAGCGCAGTAATGATAGTATTTTTCTTTCCAATCAACATTTTTCCGCCTCACTTCCCTCACTTCGATGAGGCGATTATTTGAAAATGTTAACATTTTCTCCTCCTCGTTTGAGGTTTATCTTTTTGTACCACAACAATTTAACAAAATTTCCCAGATTTTTTCGAGATGTTTAGAATCATTTAATCCTTTTTACGATTCTAAACATCAAATTCACAGGCGAAACCTCTTGATCAATGGTTCGCCTGTTGTTTTCCCCGCGGTTCGATCGCCGCAGGGAAACGACGACTGCGACCTCGCCGGGCTGCAGTCCAGAAAAGAGTGGGGAGTCGGCTTTAACTGCTCCCCAGCCCTCCACGATTTTTGCCGTGGAGGGGTGCCCCACATAGTGTGGAACACCTAAAAAGAACGGGTCAGGATCAACGGGCTGACTGTAGCCCCTCTCCTGATCCACTCTTTCCAACTGGCCATCCGGGGTGCCCCAGATATCCAGCGTTCTTACTTCATATGTCCCGTCCAGTGGCAGGACGGTGGTCGTCAACACCGCCACCGGACGGCCTGCCCCGCACTGGCAGCAGATATCCACTTGGCCGCCAGGCATGGCAAAGTATCTTTCCACGCGTTTCACTTCCTTGTGGTACGCTTCGGTATCATTGACGAGGTAACTATCCTCATCAGTGATGCCATACTTTTGTGCCACCTTAGCGATGGCACACTCTTTACAAGTCCCGGTAGCATCCACCGGGACGCCGATTCTGATACTGGTAGAGTTAATCATTTCCTCCTCCTATGGTGAATTGATTTTTGAATCTAATTTAATATAACATCTTTTAAAATTGTTGTCAAGTATTTTTTTGTTTTCTTTTTATTTATATTATACGCATATTTTGTGCCAGAAATGCTTATATCATAAGTTATTGGATATTAGGCAGTTAGGAGTTTCGGTTTTTTGCGGAAGTGAAAAATTGTGTGATATGACACAATTTGGTGTGTGATATGACACAAAAGCTTATAAGTGATTGATATATAATAATTTAAGGTGTGTGATATGACACAGGCCATGTCTGCCGACAGGCAGGCCGTGTCTGCCGATAGGCAGATGGAAAAGCAATTATACCTTTTCCCAGTAAACCCGGTTTGTCTCGTCTCTGTCTTTGGCAGGTTTCAGACTCAGTTCTCCGTTTTCAAAGGGGGATTTTACAAATTTACCTTTTTCGCTTATCAGCATATAATAAGAGCCGATTCTTTTGAGCGCATGGTTTAAATCTTCGGCCTCGATTTCGGCATTTGCGTAAAAACGGTATCTCATAATAATTTTTCTCTTCATTTGGGTATGTCAAGTATATAATCCACTTTTTTTAATCAACTAGTTCAAAATGCGGCCAGTCCATAAAAGTCTGATCATAAAAGTCCAAATCCTTATCCCAGTCCCCGCCCCATCTTAAGTTTATCCCAAGTGTCCGGCTTACCGTAAAAACAATTCCTGCGAGGAAATACCATCTGTCTCTGTATTTTTCCTGCCATTTGATCGGCCAGGGCGTAACGTCAACAGCCAGACTCGGCTTTTTGTTATGCTTTGAATGCGGATATTTCACTTTGCTTTTGCCCTGAGAATAATACATATCTTGTAACTCTTTTCCTCTGTGTCCTTCAAGAATAGTAATATCATAAAGCTTGATAACTTCTTTAAAAACGGTCTGGAGTCTTTCATCACAGGTTTCTAGCTTTTCAAGGGATTTAGGACTGAACTCAGGCATTTCATCTTATCCTTTCTTCCTGCAACAGATTTTCTATTTTTAACAGGATCAATTTAAGCTCCTGATCGGATTTCTGGATTCTTGCAATCCTTTCTTCAAGTACGGCTACCCTGGTTTCCATTTTGGAATAGCCGAGATAATTAAGCGTTCCCCCACCGGCCAATGCGCATAGAACTCCGATAAAAAGCCTCAAAGTCCAGATTACAAGCCTGTGTGTTCTTTCCTGGTCGGTTTTGGAAGCTTTGCTTTTTATGATTTCTTCAAGCCGGTCGCATTCTTCTTTTGTGCTGAAAGTCAGGTCGCACTTATCTTTCATTTTCAGCAATGCAATTTCCAGCGCCTGTTTCGATAGACTTGCCGCCATAAGCGTTTCCTTCCTTTTTCGCAATATTAACACTATGCGCTTTGATCAAACTATCCTTCACTGCTCTTAATTCCAGTTTTCTTTGCTCGATTCTCTTTTTTATCCCCTCAAGAATCGAAAGCATTTCTGCTCTGCTTCTTTCTATTTCGATCAGATTTTTTTCAATTTTGCTTTCAACAGAATCCGCCCGGCTTCCCGGCGGCATATCCGCCCTGCCTGTCGGCAGACACGGCGCAATCATAAGTGTCAGCATGACTATTGATAGCAGGGTAATTGTACTCAAATAAAATATGTAACTTCTAATTGACACGCTTTTCTTCCTCCCAAATATTAATTAACACATCATTCAGCACGAATAAAACAATCGCTTTTTCACTGTAAACGTCCAGTCCAAGCAAGGCAAAAGCAGGTTTTATCAGGTTCAAATCCGCAAGGGCTTGAAGGCCGAGAACCGGATTCGCCTGTAATGTCAGTTGCTTTCCGCTTTCAAAATCCATTCCCAGTATTACTTCCACCGGAAATTCGACTCCGGCAAAACAGCCAGTTTCAGCGTCCAGAGCCAAAAGCACTTCATTTCCCCATTCGTAAAGCTTAGCGTTAGATGCTGTCCCGCCATAGAGCTTGTTGTTATATACGGCAAGAGAAAAAATATAGTTTTCGCTTCCCAGCGTCGGAGCTTTTTCTATCCATGCATCCGTCCCGTTCCATTCCAGGAGCTTGCCGTTGAGACCTGTCCCGCCATAGAGCTTGTTATTATATACTACAAGAGAGTGAATATAGTTTTCATTTCCTAGTTTCGGAGCTTTTTCCACCCATGCATCTGTCCCATTCCATTCATAAAGCTTAGCGTTGAGACCTGTCCCGCCATAGAGCTTTTCGTTATATACAGCGAGAGACTGAATTTCACACTCGTCTCCCAGCTTCGGGGCTTTTTCCACCCATGCATCCGTCCCGTTCCATTCCAGGAGCTTGCCTCCGGGATATGTCCCGCCGTAAAGCTTATTGTTATATACGGCGAGAGACATAATGTGTTTTTCGTCTCCCAGTTTCGGAGCTTTTTCCACCCATGCATCTGTCCCATTCCATTCATAAAGCTTAGCGTTAGGTGCTGTTCCGCCATAGAGCTTGTTGTTATATACGGCAAGAGAGCGAATGTACATTTCGTCTCCCAGCTTCGGGGCTTTTTCCACCCATGCATCTGTCCCATTCCATTCATAAAGCTTAGCGTTAGGTGCTGTCCCGCCATAGAGCTTGTTGTTATATACGGCAAGAGAGCGAATGTACATTTCGTCTCCCAGCTTCGGGGCTTTTTCCACCCATGCATCCGTCCCGTTCCATTCCAGGAGCTTGCCTCCGGAACGTGTCCCGCCGTAGAGCTTATTGTTATATACGGCAAGAGAGTAAATATAGCTTTCATTTCCCAGCTTCGGAGCTTTTTCATGCCATGCCGGATAATTCGGCACTGGAAATTGAAGCTCCTTTCCCGTTTCCGCATTCAGGCCGAGCGATACTGAAACCGAACCGAAAAATCCTGCGATAAGCTCCGAATACAAATCCAGGCCGACCGTAACATGGGCGGGCAAAGCGAGTTCTTTTCCGGTGTAAGCCCCTATTTCGATTTTCGAGCTTGCCGGTGCAGTAATCTCTTTGCCTGTCTCCGCTTTAAGCCCAAGAGTTACTGAAACCGGTTCTTCTACATCAGGCAGGATATATTCACATGCTCCTATATCCCAATTGGTTCTTGTTTTCCCGAAAAGATCAACGGTAAATTTAGCCGACAAATCTTTCCCGTTTCCTATCGGGTCGCTGCTTTCGGCCAGGGTAAAGTCATCATTATCATAATCCGTAAAAGGAGAGGTGGTTTTATTTATTCTGTTATCACTGCCTGTTGACCAGTTTCCGTCAGCCGCCGTTGCATCGCAAGAGGAATTGTTATATCCGGTCGCATTGCCGATTTCATAAAAATCCTGCCTCGTAGTGCTGTTTACATAATTATTATGGCAGAGGTTGTTTTCAGCCAGAATCGATTTGCTTTTAAGGCGAATACCTGCTATGCCGAAACAATCAACAATCGTATTGTTGGAGATGAAAGAACCTGCGCCCGGGGCGGCATTGATGTATATCCCACAAGTATAATTGTTCTGTGCGCCTCTAAAATCGAAAAATATATTGTTGTAAATATTCAGAACAGCACCAGCGACTCCTATATAAAACCCATAGCCCCCGTAGGCTTCAGTGCTGTTCGGATTGCCGATCAGTATACAATTTCTCTCTATAAACGTGATATTGGAAGTGGCTATTCTTGATACAGGGCCATTGAAACCCTTAGTCCCCTCGCCGTCATGCTTGATTACCAGCCGTTCGATGATTACTGTACCCGAGCCTTCAAAAATTAATTGTACGGCATTGATATTATTGCTCGTATCATGGAATTTTATCCTCGGCCCGGAAGAGCCGTCCGTTTCAGTGAGGTAATCTTCAGCCGTAACTTTCAGCGTATATCCGCCGAGATTTTCTGTTACATCGGCGGGCGCAGTATTTTCAGTAAACTCGGAAGGATCGACCGTCAAAGTGATATTGCCGGTAAGATTTCCTAAGTCATCCCAGAAAGCCGTCCAGCTAGAATAATCCCCGCCGGATAATTTCAGCGTTACATTTCCCGCCGTTAAAGGCATATACTATCACCGTCCTGCTTTATATACGAAAGCTCATCAGATTTAACTTCCACAATCTCGCTGAAGGTGCGCTTATCCTTCCAGTTTTTAACCTTCTCAGAAGGCAAGGTCTTTTCAAAATCAAAAACAAAGCCACGGGGCTTTGTGGCAAGACTTTCCTTTTCCGCTTCATCAACAGAACTTTGATTTAGAACCGATCTGGCGTGTTCATCCTCAGCCGGAGAACACCAGGCTTGCGCCTGCTCAAAAGTGCAGTCTATCCGCACTATTCCGTAATGCTTCAATTCAAGCCTTCCCCAATTCCAGCCGTCTGGCTTGAAAGTGATAAAATGACCCTTTTTGGTAACTTTGTCATTCAGTCTGATGAGATAATCACTGCTTCCGCATACGGGGCAAGGAGCTTTAAAAGTGTCATCTTCAAAGGATACCCTACTGTCAGCACGATTTCTATGAACGGGATTCAGACAGATTACCCCCGTACTTCTCTTGTCTTCAAGCCTTACAAGGAATTCCATAATAAAACATTCCCTTCTGTGGCTTAAACTATATCAAATTTTAGCTCGAAAGGCTTCAGGGCGTATTTATTGCCGTTGGCCAGGGTGTTCACGCCCTTGTTTTCCGCCACGTAAATTTTACCGCTGGTCTTTCCCCTGACTGCATATCCGTAAATAGTCAGGTCTCCGGTAATATCCCAGGTGATACCATCAGAACCGTTATAGGCACTGACCACCGGGTCTTCCGCCGTGGCTGCACTCCATGTCGCCTTCGTTAAATCCTTTTTCTCTCCGCCGTTCGTGGTGATTTCGGTCAAATCCGAATCGGTCGTATCTTTTGTAATCGTTGCGTCATTAGAGAACAAAAATATTTCCTTGTCCTCCGGGGTAGCACTGTCTTTGAGAACCGCATCCGCAAGTTCTTGCGTACCCTCGATACACCAGCTTTTTGATACTGCCATTTTTCATCTCTCCTTTTTTCAGGAATAAGGATAGAACTCGAACTCTACTTTATGGGAATTGTCATCTATTCTCTGCGCATCCTGCCCTTCGGGTACTGTTATCTTTCTCCAGAATGTATAGTTGTCCGCAGTCGGATCGCTGAAATCCGAAGGACTTAAACTCGATCCGTAGCTCCCAGGCGAACCTGCAACATCCGGCGCATATTGAAACCAGCCCTCCTCATCACCGCTGGCCTGGATAGTAATATTTTCATAAGTATATGCGCTGTAAACAGGATCGCCTTCCGAGGCTGAAATCGGCTCGTCTCCTCTTTGAACCGTCAAAACATTCGTACCATCACCGGCTGCAATTGTCATGATCTCGCTGTTCTCACCGGATACCAGGATAATAAGCGGATAATTATTAATATCATCAAAAACCGGCGCTCCTATTATGATTTCCGTCTGTGCATCGTCAATATCAGCAGTCAAAGCTGTTTGCGCAGGAGCGAGTATAAGCTTCTGCTCCACAGCTTCTCCGTCAGTGCCGTTAAAATTGTCATCATCATCATTGGTATGCGCTCCGCCCCGTGAAACGAGATTATCATCAGCTATCGAGTCTTTATAGATTCTAAGCATTAGGCTTTTCCTTTTTCTCTCCGTCAATCTGCCTGTTGATTTCCTCCAGGCCGCCCTGGAGTTTTATCAATTCAGTGGCCGTCTTGTTAAGCTGCTCCTGAAGGCCGCTGTAGGCTCTGGATAATTGCGTTATCTTTTCCTCAAGTTCTTTTTTGCGTTTAGTCAAATCCATATTTAGTTCCTTTTTTAATCTGCCGTCAAGCCATGTCCGGAAGTGCCGATTCTATCAAGTAAGAGATTGAATTTTCCCACCAAAGCATTCAAACTATCTTTTATCGAATTAATTTCGGTTCTCATATTTGCCAGTTTCGTATTAAAACCAGCCCTGTTGACCGAATCTGAACCGGAATCCAATGTTATCTCGCTTATGCCGGAAGCTGTAGAAGCGTCTCCTACTGTATCCTGGCGCGCACCGACAACCTGATTACCATCTATTTTAACAACACCGGAAAGACTAAGGTCTTTTATATTTATAAAATCTCTATCTGATTCTATAACTATTGTCCCATTTATCAGCAAACATCCCCCTCCACCATAGCCACCCCATTCGCCAGTTATATTAATTCCTCGTCCAACATCAAGATCAGCAGCTACAAGATCAAGTTTACGAGCGGTTGAGTCATTTTTGAAAACAAGAGAATTATTTCCAGCATAAGTACAAGTAAGCGATTTTCCATCTAAGGTCATTGTAGATATATATCCAGATCCAGCAACTGTATCATGTTCTAAATATAATGTTCCAGTTCCTTGATCTGTTCCTATGGCCGATGCACTTAATCTGGCTCGAATCTCATTTCCGCCCCATGCTTCAATTTTTGGTGTATCTGAATCATTATAAATTTTTATTCTATTTTGATCCCCTTGATCACCAGGCGGATAACTTTCTATCATATCGCCAATTATAGATAGTGCATTTTCACTTTTATCCCATTTCATATACGAACCGCTAGTATTACCAATTATTACATCCCCCACGTCCGTGCCACCCACTATAATTTTGAAAATTTCATTGGAAAGATTATCAAGAGCCCGGAATCCAATATTTGCAGAAGGGAAAAATTCTACCCGAGCGCCGGTGCCTGCAGATACAATAGTTCGACCAGTTATTGCAATCCCTTCGGAACTTGCGTTAATCGTACCAACAATATTGTCCGTACCCACAACCACAAAATCAACATGACTTGTCTGAATACAGTCCGCCTGAAAACAGCTAGAGCCTAAAAGCTCCGGGCTTTTACCGGTGGTAGCATCGCTTACCTCACTTGCATTCCCATCTCGATCATAAGCGGTTACCCGGTACTGCCAGGTCTCACTCATGGCAGAATTGGCCAGATTGTGGAGATAAAATGTTGTATCGTGATGAGGCTCAAGTTCCACCCAACCTGCGCCCTTATTCCCTTCGATTTTGAAATAAGAGAAATCTTTGCATTCTTCACCATCCTCAGCCGGTTTGCTTATCTTAAGCAGCAAGCCCAATGGATGCTGGGTAACACTCAAAGTCGGCTTGTCCGGCGGCGTGCTATCTTTCGTTACCTGTTTGGTGAGCGAATCCGACCAATCGCTTGGCGTATCTTTCGCTATCCAGGCACGTACCTGCCATTGATAGTTTATCCCCGGCGTTAGCTGTACATCCTGGTTAATCCAGGGTACTACATGCGGCGCAGGGTGTTTATCGATAATCTTCGTGCCGACAGTCTCCCATTCACCATAACTGCCCCCGCTGTCATCCCTTCTCTGGATCTCATATCTGGCAACCAAATCCTCATATCCCGCCGGAGCGGTGATTTTCAACACGACCGTATATCTGTATTCCCCCGAAACATTTTGCCATCTTCTCAATAATGGATAAGTGCCGCTCTCGCTCGGCAGCCCGGGCTTTATTATATCGGATGCTAATTTAGTTCCCTGATAGGGCAGACTCCAGGCCGCCTGTTCATCCGAAAGACTTCCTTCCCCGACTGCGCTGATTGTTGAGAGCTTGAACCTGCCGTATTCGATCCCGTATGCTTTTTCTATCCGGTAATTGTAATGCCCGCCGTAGCCCGCCTTTCGCTTGCGGATTGCCGGTGCTGTAATTTCTCCTGCCGGAATATACGCTTGCTTGTCTCCATCAAATTTATAGACCCGGTATTTGATTGCCTCGGCTACGTCTTCGGTGATATAAATCTCGAATCCCTGAACAACAGGCCGCAGTTCCCAGGTAGGTGGGGAAGGCAGATCATCGGTGATTGTTATATTTTCTTTTACAACAATTTTTGATACACGGCGGTCTTTATAGACAGCCCTGATTCCAAAATCATAGGTCAGGCAATTTTTATAAGTATCCGTATATTCATAACTGGCCGATCCCGTGGCTTCGACCCTTGCTACCGGAGCACCCCAATTATTATAGCCTTTTTTACGTCTATAGAGATAATACCAGATAATTTTAACTCCGTTATCATCGGAACTTTTATCCCATGTCCATGTAGCTGACCGGTTACCATTATCCGTCACATCAAAATTCTGAGGAGGATTAACCGCCGATACCCCGGGCGCCGACTGTTCGGAATCCAGCAAAACAAGTCCACGCCAGTCTATTGTCCGCAAATCAACATTGATATGCTTTCTTGTTATAAAAATCAGCAGCGGATTCGGATTTTCGCATCCAGCCCGCTGATATTTTGAACTGTAAAAATAGATATGATCACCAATCTGAATATCCATGTGATCAAGGCGAGTGGAAAAAGCCACCTGCCGGAATCCATCCCGGAGAATCAAATTTCTCCGGTTGGCAATTTCTATTGCGATCCCACTCTCGGTATCTCCGGGATCATCATCTCCCGGAATCCACTCAGACAATAGTTTATCCGTTGAGATTTCCTTATATTTGCCTGCGCTGTCGGTATTTGGGTATATTACTATTTCCCGGTAGTTCTTCTCCTCATTCCCTTCACCCCCGAAAAAAACGGCAATGCTATTGCGAATCATTTCCCATCCGGGATCATAACTCTCGCTTTGCAATATAACTTCCGAAGCCTGAATTGTAGCCGCCGGGCTTGATCCGAAATTCACACAAGGTGTTTTCCATTTGCCTGATTCGTCTATATACTCAAAACTGAGCAAATGCCTGTTCAAGTCCTTGCAAAGTTTCTGTACTTTTAAAGGCTTTTTAATTACATGGGTCAATTCCCAGGGCAATTCTGAATCAAGCGAATCAAAACTGTCTTCATCTATCGAGCTTGGCCGTTCACCGGCACGCAATAGCAGTTCTTTTTTGATCGCTCCGGGCAAAGCGCTGTTGAAATGTATTTGTTCGACAGCTTCGGGGGATTCGGCAGGCGAAGGTATCTCTTTACTTCTATAATTTCGCTGCCTGTCATAATATTTAATAATGACCGATCCCTCTCCAGGTTCCCAGCTTTCAATCCATACTGTTTTAATAGTTAAAAAATCACTTGCCGCCAGACCGTCAAATCCTATCTTAATAACTATTTGATCGTTCTTAAGGTTATATTGACCGAAGATATTTTTGCTGATCATGGCAGACGGATCGAGCAGTTCGATTTTCCCCGTGTCCGAGAACTGCAAAGCTCCGGTGAGCGGATCGCCCTCAGCCGAATAAGTGGGCGCTGAAGAAACAAGGTTTGGTTTCCCATCTATTTTTCCCGGACCCCATACGAAGCTGTCGGATCGCTTGTATGCAGCCCGTATCGAATAAACACGGGGACTTAATAGCTGATCATCTGAGGCACTCATTAAAACCTTGACCTGTATCCAGCGCTTGCCGGTCAGTGCAGTGCCGTCATCTGCCCCTCTCCAAGACCCCCACGATCCCCCGTCCGGCTTCTCTCGAACCTGGAAGTCGACCGAGCTATTCCCCGGCTCGCAGTATCTGATCTCAAGCTCCCCGGTCAAAGAATCTTCCGGATCTTCGCCCAGGTCAAACTGATAAACAGCCTCCCCGCTTGTTTTATATCCTTCTGCATAAAGTACGAATCCGAGATCGGCCAATCTATTGTAGGAATCCCCAGTCTGATGATTATGCTCGTACAACTGACCTCGTGTATATGCCGAACCTCCGGCTGCTCCATAGAGAAGCAGCATTTCCGAACCCCGGCCCTCGGTGCTGACAGACAGGTCGATTGCGCAAACATTGCCCCCGCCGGGTACCCAGATATTTTCCTCGCTGCAATCGATCTCGATAAAGATATTATCACCGATTTCTACATTGCTTGCGCCCCTCATTGAGCCGTCAGAAAAATCAACTTCATAACTCAACAAGGTTTCAACCCGGTCACCGTATAAATCTCTAATTGCCCATTTTGCATTTTTACTTTGGTAAGCGCCTGTCGGATAAATCAGTCGTTCGGTGAGACGCTCCTCAAGGTTGGAAAAAAGCCTGATAATCAACTGTTCTTTAAACTTATCGTACTTGCCGTTTTTATCCCGGTGATCATTTCTGACGCCGATATATAATTTTCTGAGCTTGAACGCCTTATCCACTTTGAAGGTTTGTATCCACTGCCCTATCCGGTCGTAGCTGTCCCAGCCCTCGCCGCTTTCTCCCCGGAATAGATTATAATCGTATAAATCAGTGCTGCCCAAACGCCTGCTCACAGTCTGAGATTCCTCGTGCTGAACATCCTCGTTTTCCAGAAGAAGATCACCGGAATCGTGTCCCAGATTCATGCTTGAGCTTGAAACCGCATCCTTCCAACCTCCGCCCTGACAAACCTCTTTATAAAGCACCGTAGGTTTTAATTCCAACATCAGGCGGGGAGAAACAGTGCCAGCGGCAGCAGCTTCTTTCCAATTGTCATTGATCTCAAGCATTTACAAAACCTCCATACCCTCAATAACGCCAGATCTAACGGAACGATCGAATCCGAACTTCCGGTTCATTCCGGCACTGTTCAGATACACCGGCGCATTGCTTTCGCCTGGATTATCTTCATAATTATCCGGCTCCCACAAAAACCACCAGTTAAGTCCGGTACTTCCGGCCTCATCCCACCACTGGTCAAGCAAAGTCATTTGAGTATCGGTCAGATTTTCCCATGAAAAACTGAACTTCCGAAAACTGTAGTAATGTACATTCTGGAATCCGCCGCTTTCTGAACGCAATGGATTATCGACAGACTCTTCTTCCCAGGGGTCGAAATCACCGTAAGGCCCGAAAGCTACGAAAGTTTTCCAAATCGGCAGGCTGTTATCAGCCAGAATCGCATTGTTCAGATCAACCGCATCCGTATCAAAGGTTTCTCCGTCATCAGCAGCACTATGCTGCAACTTCAAATGCCGCCCTGCTCCGCCTGAGATTATAAAATCTTTATCCAAGACGAAACAATCACATTCTTTTTCTTCGGCCAGATCGAAAATAAGGTACTGTGGCGTAGTATTTTCCCCCACGAACTTGGATATTCTTGACCGGTCTATGAGATGTTCTTTTATATACACTTCATCTTCGGTCGCATCGCTCCCATCAGATTTCTTGTATGTAATAGTCGAATCTTCCAGATAGTTCTTAGCTAATATATGGGGAAAATCAGGCATTTAATTTCTCGCTTTTAATAAGTTCGAAAGGCTTCGCCAGTTTCTACCATTTCCTTAATCCGGTTAGCTAATATTCGATCATCTACAGCCTGGTCTATCTGCCGTGCGGCAATCGAGCCGGTTACATTCTGAATTCTTCTGCCCTCGCTGATGATAATAACTTGCGGGCCTCCGGCAGCCATAGGCGCTCCCGCAGTTCTACCTGCACCGGCTCTATATCCTCCACCAACACCCGAAACACCGCCGCCGCCTGCGCCCATAGAACTTAATGCAGAGCCTAAAGCCATCATTCCTACACCCGTAGCGATAAACTGCGCTCCTGCCGGTGGATTAGTCCAGACTGTAGCCAAACCCTTGAGTAACCAATACTGACCCTCTTTTTTGGCCGTGGCTCCGAGACCTGACAGCATGGATTTTGCAAATGCCTTAGCCGCATTGCCTGAACCGGAAATCATTACATCAAACATGTCCTGGGCTGCAAAAGTTATTGTATCAAAGGTTTCGCTGATTCGAATACTGGCATTTTCAAAAGCTGTAGGCAGCCTGTTTGAAATATCATCTAACACAGGAATCATCTTAGCCCGAAATCCTTCGGCGGAATTATAGATTGCATCATAAGTCAAGTCTGCTTCTTCAATCCAGGATTCGAAATTAGGAGCTGGCATAGTTGAAAGCTGAGCTTCGGCCGCAAGCTCAAACATTGAAGGAACTTTTTCTTTTTCGGGCATTCCGCGCCAGCCTTTAAAACCTGCGGCAGTTCTAGTTATTTTTCCTGCCATATATCTTGGTATTCCAGATGGCGGTGGAGGTGGCGGGCCTATTGGAGCAGGATATCCCTTCATTCCTGCAAGTCCTGCGCCGCCCCCCTTCTGTCGAGATTTTACTAATGCTTCCCAAGCCTCAGGGCCAACAGCAAAACGAGCGGCAAGTTCACCGAAAAAAGCAGCCGGTGCCGTTAAAACTCCTCCGATTTTTGCACCGAATTTTATCACATCAATCATTGCGGCGGTAAAATTTTTTATTTCTGGTGTATTATCAGTAATCCAGGTCGAAAGATTAATCAACTCCGGCATTAGTTCCTCGGCCAGGGTCATTTTTATCCCGCCGAATACACCTTTTAATCGAGTCATCTCATCTACATAGTCGGCGGATTTCTCGGCAAGTCTGGTTGAGAAAACCATTCCCAGCCTTTCCGCTTCATCACCCAATTCTTTAATCCCTTTCGAGCCTTCGACAAGCATGGGCAATATTTTCTGTCCGTATCGTGCGCCGAAAATATCGGCTGCATATGCGACTCGCAATTCGGCACTTTGCACTTTCATTAATGCATCGGCAACATCAAATAAAACATCTGTTGATTTTCTTAAAATTCCATTCTCATCTACTACAGCAACCCCGAGGGCTTTGTAAGCTTTTAATGCAAGACCGGTACCCTCACTTGCGGCCTTCATCATTCTAACCTGGTATCGCAAAGCATTGTTTAGGGTATCTAAATCGGCACCAGATCGCTGGGCAGCATAATCCAAACGGGAGAGTTCCTCGGCGGATATGCCAGTAAAAACACTCATTTTCTGAATTTTATCTCCTGCCGCCGCCACTTCATTTGTCAGGGTAATTATTTTTCGGGTAAGCAAAGCCATTCCTGCTATTGGCAGGGCTGTCTTTAAAGCACGCATGGAATTAGATAAATTTTGTATAGATTTATCAGCTTTCTTGACTGATTTTCCAAGCTTCTCGGTTTGCTGGGTGACCAGTTTCCCGCCTTCAAGCTTCATTTTTATTTCGAATTTTTTAGTGTTTCCCGCCATTAGTTTATATGCTCCTTCTTTTACTTGCTTTTTTTAATCTCTCTTCTTCGTACTCATTTTTCGCAGTCAAATAAAGCTGATAAATTTCGAAATCCTGCCAGGTTAATTGATCTGGAGAAAGCTTAAAAGTTTCTATATAATTTGCGAGCAGACCGGCATAATAGGTCGTTTGATATTTCGGTTTCCAGTCAAGGTTTTCTTTTATTCTGCAACCTTTACATGGGTCAGGCCCTTCCTGTTTCAAGACGCAATTCTTTAAGCCCGGACAGGTTCTTTCTTTCAAAGGAACATCTGCCCGCCGTAAAGCTTCCCGTATGTCGTCTATCAGTTTTTTGCCTTTTTATCCTCTATGGGTACGCCGGTTTTTCTTAACAACAATTCAACCGCTTCAACTTTATGCTCCAACGGGATATAATCTTTCCAGTTTTTCAAACCTTCAGGGAAAATATAATCCTCAACCCTGATTATGCACCTGTCATACAGCAGATTTATTCCGCCCCAGTAATCAATTCTCGGTTCGATTTTCCTCTCATCATCTTTTCCCGTCATTTCAGGCGCACTGAATTGCCGGTAATAAGCTACCTTATCTTCCGCCGTAGGCGTCCTGAAAATATGCGCCAGCCCGGTATAGCCTTCTTTGGCCGGTGTTTTCAGAACTATCCTTACTTCCTGCTGTACCTGGATTTCAAATTTCTTTCTGTCTGCCATTCATCATCTCCTATCTTTATGAACTAGGAAAATATTCGTTAATCGAATTTGTGACATCCACTTTAACCGGACTGTTTAAATCATCTGTCGTATCGTAATGACCGTCAAAGGTCAAATCGAGATGCAGCACGCCGCCCTCTCCAAAATCCTGGCCGATCGGTTCGGTGATAACTGCTTTCGGCACTGTAATATCCACCTCATCATTTACTGTCGAAATCAGGCTTCCGATACAGGATAGAGTTACTGCTATCTCCGTTCCATCCTGTTGAGCCGATCTGAAAGTGTCGATATCCCCCGTTACGGCAATCAAACCGACACTCGTTTTCACAAAAGCCAGATCGAGATTAATTCCCGAATTTACTGTAAATTCGAAATTTCTTAGCTGCGAAGTAATATCAGAATCAAGTTCAAAAGTACCTGCATAATTGTAGAGAAACCTGCTTGCCGTAGCGTCCGGCCAGCTATAATCGGAAAGCGGAGTTCCTATTTTAACACCCAGAAAAGAACCGCCGCACTCCAGCCGGTTCGATCCGTCTCCCCGAATAGTCAGATTTTCACAAGCCACGCCCTGAACGCATTGATCCGTTCCGTCTTCATACATTGCGAAAGTGGTAAAATAAGCTTCCGGTCTTGTGGCAAGAGCCGTAAATTTAGACTCATGCTTCCAGGCTTCATCAGCCTCAACAACCGATGGAGAGGAAGTGCTGAAAGCGAGACCGACTAAATAGCCGATAAAATCAACCGAAAGAGGCTGAACGGGAATTTCAAATTGTACAAACTGTCTCAATTTGCCCCTTTCAGTCTCAAATTCGTGGCCGGTTCCAACCATCCCCTTATCCGTCCAGTGTTCTGCCGACTCATTGATAATCACGGGATCGCTCAGTTTAACAAATCTGGTTAAATCGGATTTGGTTAATGGAGTACCGATAGACGATTGCTTTTTCAAGCTCCATGCGATTTTGCTTGCGTAACGTGGTACAGGTGCAAATGCCATTTTAAACCTCCTTAATGTTTATTCCGCTATTCTATTATTTGCCATGCGCTTATTATTAACGTATATAGCGTGATCCCTATCGCCTCCAATGCTTCGTGCTTGGCCATTGAAACAGGCCGAAAAGGTGAAAGGCCGTCAATGCCCAAATCCAATCCGGTTACTTTATCTATTACCGAATCAAGCAGCGGATACGAGTCTTCAATTGAATATCTTCTATCCCGCAAATCCGAAGCAATAATCGTAAGTCTGAAATTCAAATGTTCTTTCATACAAGACCAGTCAACCGATGCAGTTCCTTCTTCAAAATCAAGGCTTTCCAGAACCACGCCGCAAAAGGGGACAAGGGAAGTACTTTTGACAAATTCCTCAACGCTTCCGCTGAAAGTTTTTACTCTTTTACTGTCCAGACTTTGACAGGTTATAAGCTGATTTATCAAAGCGTCGCTTATTGTTTTAATTTTAGCTGCCATATTTTAGCTCCATTATTGTTATCTTATTTATTCCAGATATAGTCTATCAGGATTTTCCCAGCATTTTCTTTTATATCGTTTTCAAGACTCAAGACCTCAAAACCCATCCTTTCAAGCCAAACGGCTTTCCGGTAATCCCGGTTTCCTATAATGCAGCTTGTATTGCCTGGCTGATAATAATAAGACTGCCGAAAAACGCCGGAATAAACTAATTTTTTCGTTTTTCCCTTTCTCTCTTTACGGCGTACATAGGATTCGCTTTTCAATGCCCGCCAGGGATTATCTTTCGGCCCGCCGCCAGCTTGCATCTGATTTCCCATAGCCCGCCTGAACCAGTCCACGGCAATCCTTCGATATACCATACCTCCAACTGTCTCCCAGGCGCTTCGCTGATTTCCAGCCCTTTTTGCCAGTCTATCAAGTTCATTCTTTAATTTCCTAAACTGTCTTTTGGTATCCAAAATCACCCCTTACATCTTAGCCAATTTTTCTTTCGTATATACCCGCTCATCATCATCAGGCACAGTATAATCGCTGCTTGCATCCGTCCGGTAAAAGTCCGTCCCAGCCGAAGCTTTATTGCCGTCAGTATCAAGACCCAGAGTTATCTTGCCGCTGGAAAATAATTCCAGCTTGCGAATACAATCTTCGTAACTTATTCTTCTTTCCTCCGGCACGCCCTGACGGCGCAGAAACAGATAATAGATCGCTATTAATGCAGATAGCTTGTTAATTTCATCCGGCACGGGGTCTTTTGACCTGAGATCAGGCCAGCGATTCAGGCAATAGCTGTCAATTTCCGCATCCGCCGAGGCAATCACTTCATCAAGCACTTTTTGCACGTCTTCACTTTCAAGGCTTGCCTGTATCCACAGGATCAAATCACTGTGAGTGCTGTATGCCATGTTTTATCTCCTTTCTTTATCTCCTTGTTTTATCTCCTTAATTGCTTCTTTCAAGCCGGATATGCTCTTGCATAACAGTAGTGTCTGCCGCAGCGGCCCCAATGCGGATAATTTTCATCCACTGCGCCGCCATAATATCTTTTTCATCAACCCACAGCCACGCATTAGCGCCCGCATCGTCTGTTTCCGTTTTAAGCATTATCGTATCGGGCGGGATAGTTTGCCCCCAGCCGAAACCGTTGTTATAACAAGCTATATAATTTATCTCCGGAGTCGCCTTGCTTGATCTTATGCCGAATTGAATCGACCTGACTTTTCCTCCCAAATAAAGCATTCTGGAGGTGTCCGTGGAAATTCCCTTGACTGTATCCTGGGCAAAATAAACAACATGCAATGCCGGTTCTTCAATCCTGCGAATCATAATTGTAAAACGATCCGCTCTGCTTCTCTGCCCTGCCAGAACCGGGGACTGATTGTTAAAATTAATCGCAAACAGGCTGTCAATTCCATTGACCGGATACTGCGGCCAGTACACTAATTCATCAATTCTGAAAGTGTCTTTAAATGTTTTTGGATTCCCGCCGGAAGAAAACATTATCGCAGCAACTGTCTGGAGGCTGTCCCGAATCGTATCGAGCAAAGAGGCGCTTAATTTAATTTCGGGTAAAGTATCCGGTCTATTGGTTGTGATCGTAACTCCTTCTTCCGGCAGTAAAGTCCCGCTCGCTTGCGTTACCAGCAATTCAATTCCATCTTTAAAATCCAGAATATCGAATTCAGCGGAAACCGGGATCGTGTTCTGACCTATTGCCGATCCGTGTAAAATCCAGACAGAGACCAAAACTGCCGTTAATAATCTCAATGATTTTTTTATCATTTCACTGCTCCTTTCATCATTCTTTTCACCATCCCTTTCACCATTCCTTGCTTTATCAGGGCGATGCGCTCTCTTTTGTTTTTCGCCCCGGATATATCAATCCCAAGCTCGGCAGCCCTGGCTGTCAACTCGGTATTATTCATCTGAGAAAGATGCTTATTCGGCGCTGAAATATCTTCTTCCTTATCTGATACTTCAGCCTCGATTTTTTCAGCAATCGGGCCGCGCTTGCCGCCCCTGGTAATCAAATCTTCCGCAACTTCATCAGATACCTCGATAATATCACCTATTTTTGCATCCGGCTTTCCAAGCCAGCACTGCAAAAGCCTTACTTTTTTCATCAGAATATCTCCTGAGTTCTAAAGATTGAAAGGGAGCGCGAACGCTCCCTTTATTATCAGCTGTCGCAGCCCGTAATCACATAACCTGCGCCGACCGCAACTTTTTTCACCGTCTGTTCAACAAGCCCTTCGATCCATGTACCATGACGGTCATTATCATAGTACCGGAAAATGGCTATCTCGGACTGACCAGCCAATTTCCTGCGGAAAGTGTAACCGGCACTCATTGACCGCATACTCGGCTTGTTCTCCACATAACAGACAAAAACATCGAAATCATCGCAGATGAAATCATAGCTTGCTGTGCTTACGCCCGGATTCGCCTCGTTCTGAATCCTTGTTGGAATCACTACTTGAAGCCCAAACAGCTTTGGCGGCAGAGAACCGTCAACCAGCAGAGTCGGGTCGGTATATTTAACCAGATTTCTCAATTCACTCGTAGCCGCCATTTTAGCCGCAATTGTAGGCGGGATTACAATATGCGTTGCGCTTACACCAGCGTTTTTCAAAATGCTTAATTTCGCCGCCCTGATATCCGCTTCGATTTCGCTCGAATCCGTATCCCATTCAGCCGTGGCCGCTGCCGTATTGGTAAAAATCGTCTCGTCCATCATAAGCTTGATAGCGTCGGCCTCCATGCGTGTACGAAGCTTGCCCAGGACAACATTGACCGCATCTTGCTCCGGTTTTACTCCGTTATCGGCGTTATCCTTTTCCTCGTCAGTAACAAGTTCTCGTAATCCATATTGCACGCAGGAACCGGTCTCGTAGGAATAGGTACGCTCCACTTCATTTGATACCGTTCCCGGCGCCCGTTCAACCTCGTAATCATCGCTTACCGCTTCTTTGCCCGAAAATATCCGGTACTTGAAATCCGTTTTCGGGACATTGACAACAGGGAAAATAATCTCACCAATTGACGGCCCGCCGCTTCTCATGTTCTCCCAGGCGAAATTGGTAAGAGTATTGTTAAGATTCTGGTTTGAGTATCTTGCAGCCATTATCTATATCTCCTTCTAAATTATTCAATCAGAAAAAAATCAGCTTGCCGCTTTCGTAACGATATGCGGATTCACGAAAACCGGAATCAACTGTCCTGCGGCATCCGAACCGCTTCTTGCCTGCGCAACCGGATAATGCGTGCCGCTCGGCGTTCCCAGGCTGTCTACCCGGCCATTAGAAGCGGCTACAAGCCAGTCGCCAGCTGTAACTCCATCGTCATAAGCCACGGCCAGACAAAGCCCCAAAGTGCAGACCTTGACATATGCATCTTCGTCTGCATCTTCCAGGAAAATGCCGATATTCTCGTCAGCATCCGCATCTGCATTGATCACGCAATTACTGCCGTTAAGGTGCGCTACCTCGCCCCTGGTAACATCTGCTCCAGCTTTCCAGGTTTCAATAGCGAGAGGGCTTACTCTTAGTTTCCCTTCAGAAGCCATTTTTCAATCTCCTTTTTAAAATCGGTAAGTTCAAACTTATTCAAATACATTCATTCTGAATCTTCGGAAGCTGCAATTCTCTGAGCCTCAGCAAGCGTCAGCTTTTCATCTGCATCCATCAGATCGTATGCCCGCAAAGATATTTTTTTATCCTCGGGATCGACTTCCTTCTGCTTAGCCCAAATTGCCTCCGCATCTTTGCGCAGTTTGGCCGTGCGCCTTTTGTCTCCAGCCTTAGGACTGGGTGCTGATAATTCGACAAGCAGCTTGTTTGGTTCACGCTTGGATATATCCTCCAGGATAAGCTTGCGCTTTTCCTCATCAAGCGATTCGCCGAGCTTCAAATACATTTCCGCATCTGCCGGGATAATGCGATTTTCCTCTTTCGCCTTCTCCACGCCAGCCTTGAAAGCTGCCAGCTTAGCTTCTGCTTCCTGAGCTTTGAGCTTTTCCTCGGCCTCTTTTGCCCGGGCTTCAGCGGCGGCCAGTTTCTTCTCGATCTCTTTCTTTTCAGCCTCGGCGGCCTGAATCTTCTTATCCAGAGACCGGGAATCGGGATCATTGTCATTATCCTGATCCTGCTTTCCGCCTGTAAGGGCGGCTTTTATTTCCATCCAGCCTTCAGTAATAGCTTTTTTAATATCCTTCGCTTCCATGTTACTAAACTCCTTTGATTTGGATTCAACTATTTTTGAAACCGGGAAAAAAGTCTCGTCTTCCGGCGGCCCTTTTCCGGCGCATAAAACAAAGCCTGAACACAGGTCGGCTCTTTCTGCCCTGGCGGCAAGAGACGGCAAAGAATTCAGAGTCTTTACCGCAGGTTCTGTTGCGCCCAGAAAAGCCAGTCCGGCAAGATAAGGCTTGCCCGATCCCATAAAATCAAGGTAAATTTCAGCGCTTCTGCTCCTGTATCGCCCTTTCTTAAGAGCTTCTCTCAAAGTGTCGCTCAACTCTTTCAGCCTGGCCTGCAAATAGAGCCTTCCGTTTCGGAACTGCGTTCTGAGTCCATCAATCCAGCCATGAGCCGGGCCTTCATCAGTATGCTCGATTTTTACAGGAGCTTCCAAAATATCGGGGTTGTATGTTTTCGCAATTGTTTCAATATCCTCCTTGCTGAATTTATGCTCCGCCGGTTTTCCCCCGATAGAACCGGTAAACGAAATATCACTTGCTGTTATATCCCACCAGCCGCTTTCAATCATTTTATCGGTTATCTCCGAGGCGGCTGCCGTGATCTCATGTTCTTTAAGCCAATCCTGCACGTCTTTTTTTGTTTTAAACTTCTCCTTGCTGAATCTGTAGCTTTGCGTTACCATTGAATCTTCTTTTCCCTCGGGCGGATTTTTCAACTTGCCGATTACAATAGCCACTCCTCCGCCCAGATCTTTACGCCGAAATGTATCCGGCCTGAACAAATCCGGTGATTTAACTCTGTATCTCCATTCATTTTCACTCTCATCAATTCCCGGCATTTCAACCTCCTTAATTAATTTGTCTTGAGGGGCAACAAAAAAGGCCATGCGAGTGTGCGGCCCCGCACGGCCTTTATTGTTTTTCCACCCGGAATCAAGAGATCCAGGTCTGCCCCATATTTATTTATATGTTATGCTCCCATTCTGCCCAGTGTTGAAGGCGGCCCTTTGAACTGTATTCCCGACATATCGGGGTAAATCGTACTGGCCTTTATACCCTCGTCTATTGCTTCAAAAGCCGAAACCGGCGCAACAAGGCATTCACAATTGTAGTGCAATGGAGGATAAATAACATCCCATACAGGATCATCCCTCCGATAAACCTTTCCGTCAAAAGATGTACAAATCTCGCAAACATTTAAACCGCCTGTTGTGCTGTACTCAAGATAAGGCACGAATCTTTCCACCGCTTCGGACGGTGACCCCAGCATTTGCTCCCAGCGTGAGGCATTATAAGCGTTAGATATGTTTGTCCGAAATACTGTTTCAAGGTGCCACCTGCTTGTCTTTGTTATTCCCGCCGTATCAAACAGTTCCCATGTTTCTTTTTGAAATTCATACTGGGTCATTCCCTCCCGCAAAGCCTTTTGCGCAACTTCTTTCACCTGTCCAATCAAGGCTATATTTTCAGTCCCCGCAATCGTAAAAGCCTCATTTTTTGCAAGCCTGTCAAGCTTATCGAATTCCACCCTTGTCAACGGCACTTTGTTTTTGAAAAATCTATATGCACTGTCTGAATTAAGCGGCGGTACGCTCGCAAATTCAGCCCAGGCCGCACCCGCCACGAAACTTTCCTCGAAAGCTTCCTTTCCGGCCTCGGCGGATTTCAAAAAAGGCAATCCAGCCGGTGTTTCTTCCTGCTTCTGCGCCCAGTCCTTCAAACCTTTATCCATCAAATCTTTCCAGAAAGTGGCCTGGCCGAGCAAATTAGCGGTCAGCAGCACCTTCGCCAGATAATCAGCCAGATAATCAGGCACTTGCGACGTGTTCTGCCAGCCGAGAATCACTTCTTCCGGTTCAACCCCTCTTAAACTTTTTTTTAAGTTATTAATCAGCCTCAGCCAATACTTAAACCCATTCTCGATCGCCTGATTATAAAAATTCTTCAGAATCCTTTTGTGATTCCGGTCAAATCTATTCTTCGCTTTTCTTTGCACGCTGCGCCTTCAATCTGCTTACAGCCTCAGACATCCAGGCCAATGTTACAGGACTCAATCCGAGACCGTCCGCCGAAGGTTCGTTGATTTCTTCCGTGCCGCCGAATCCCGGTTTGCTGAATCCCAATCCGCCCGAGGGTGTTTTTCTGCCAGGTAGAATTTCTTCATCTTCAGCCGGTTCAGGATAGCCAAGCTGGTTTCTTATATATTCCTGACCTACCGGCAAGCCTAGATCATTAACTGCTATCGAAGCACCTTCCGCCACAGTCTTAATATCTTGATTTTCCTCATAGCTGATTTTGAACTTCGGATAACGGCCTGCCGGAGCAGGGCCGAAATTTATATCGTGCAAGTTTTTGATTATCTTATTAAACTGATACTCGTGCCATTTGCTGTCAGCTTCAACAAGTCTCTGCTGTCCTTTGCTTTGAAATTTCGCCAGTGCAAAAGTGCCGCTTTCGCTTTCGGTCGAAAGAGTCTGTCCCAGGATCGCTTTGGCATATTGCCGATCAACATATTCGTCTAAGATAAACTTAAACAATCCGACAACTCCTGCCCGGCCAGGATCATTTATGCTCATTGTACTGCCCTCAGGCCCTATACCCACGCTGTTGCTGTGCAGCTTGACAAGCGTATCGAGCAGCTGCGTCTGCTGAGCCGGAGGCATACCAGGCGGATAGGTCGCAAAAATATAAGGAGTGCCGAACTTTTCTGTAAACCTCATCAGGCTCTTTATACTTTCATTCTTGAAAAACCAGAGCGGGAAAAGCTCTCTGAGCAAGCCCTCTCCATAGGGAGTTTCATCTGATCCCCAGGTATTAATGACAAACTTATAATCAGGCATAGGCTCTCCGCCGAGTCCGCCCGATAAATCAACAAGTCTCAATTCTCCGTCCGGCGTGAATCTAAATCTTTCGGGATTTCGATTCCAAAATCGCTTTATGCCTATATAACCATCTGCTCTTTTCTCAAATCCAATTTCCGCCGGCTGAAATCCGTAAGCTATCCCCTTAAAAAACCCCCGCCTTGACTCGGTAAAATTTTCTATCCCTTCAAAAACTTCAGCAAACCAGTCCGCCCGCTCCTGCTCCTGCGGTGTCGCATCTTGCGGCGCTTCGATATGATAATCCAGTGCAAGCACCAGCTCAGCCCGCTTCCTGAAACAAAGGGCAAGCTGAGGGTCTTTCCTCAGCATATTCGTGTAATACTTATATCCTTCCCTGCTGTGAGCTTCCAGCGTTTCGTCTGTAACTACAAGCAAATCTCCGAATATCTTTCCGATTTGCCTGCTTAATGCAGATAGTTCCCGATTGATATTCACTGTTATGTTTTGCGATAGCGGAGCATTCGTTTTGATCTTTCTTCTTTTTTTAGGCATCGAAAACCTTCTTCAGAATTTGTTCACTCAAATAGGATTTTGCGCCCTTAAAACTCTCCGGCGAAACAGCCCGAACCAGGCTAAGCAGGTGGCTATGTATCGCATATCTCATTGCATCCATGCAGTCATCGAATATCTTAACCGGTTCTTCAAGCACATTGTCATTTCTGTCTTTCTTCCACTTGTAGGATTGTATCTCTCTTTTCAGGTTATCGCTTCCCGCATCTATATGCAAGTTAACCGACTTGACCGATAATATCCCATCCCATACCGACTTATCGGCGGCTACAGCCGCAAATCCCGCCCTTCTGCAAGCTTCAATCGAATCAGGTTCTGCACTATCGCAATATATAACTTTATACCTTTGCCCTGGCGGAATAACCTGCTTCATTCTATCGATTAAATCATCTATAGTCAAATGTGTTTGATAAATCAACTCTTTTATATAGAAATCACGCTCTTTCACACCAACATGCACAAGCGCCGAAGGATGCGTATAGCCAAAATCCAGGCCGTAAAATTCATCTCCGAATTCGAGATTTTCCCATGTTTCAATCTTATAATCCGTGTAAACAAGGTTCTCAAGTATCCCCCACAAGCCCCTGGCGTATATCTTATGCAGGCCTGAGTCTATTTCTGCAAGTCTTTCCAGTATCCCTGCATACTCAGAATCTATCCACCGATTATCTTTATATGTACTGTGATGACGATAAGCCTCATCAGGCTTGCAGTTATCGAAAAACCGGACTTTAATCCAGCTATTAATATCAACCGGATTAAACGTTAAGATTATCTGCTTATAATTCGATGTTTCGCCCCTGAGGCACATATCTATTTCTATCACATCATTTTGAGCCAGTTCTGTCGGCTCTTCGATCCAGCCTCCGGTCATACCGGACAACGATTTAAGCTTTTCTTTGTCATCAAGGCCGAGGCATAATATCATATTCCCGTTCGGCTCAAAAACCAAAGACATCTCCGATTTATTCACACGAAAAAATCTGGACAATCCCCACTCATTTATCCATTTGTTCAGTTCTGCAAAAACCGAATGCCTCAGCGTCCGGGCAACTTTTCGGAAGCAGACAAATTTATGACCCGGTTCTTCTATCGTGCGCTTTATTATCTTCTGGGCGGCAAAGGTGCTTTTACCCGATCCTCTGCCTCCATATAATATTAAATATCTACGTTTGATCCAGAACAGCGGATAAAATCTGCTGTTTACCGCACTGCGCAACTGTGAAAAATCGACATATATAGCCATCTCACTTTCAATCTTCCCCGTTTATCCCGGCTTCCGGATTATCCGGTGGTATTTCTTTCGGTTCAGGCGCACCTTTAATCACTATCTCATGCTTCTGTATTCCGCCTTCGTATAGCTTAAACAGGGCTGCCATATCTTTCAGGACATTTAACGCCAGGTTTCTGTTTTGATAATCTTTTTCTCTCATTGCATCGAAATACAGCCGCTCTCTAAGCCTTATATGCTTTGCAAGAAGCCTTTCCCTGTTCTTTTCTAGTGTTTCATTCCATAAATCGTAGCATTTTGCAATGTAGTTATCTACCTGCCTGTTACATACATTCCAGCCTCTTTCCCTGGCGTATTGATATATCTCTGAAGTACTTACCCCCTGTATAAGCCATTCAGATATTTGCTCAAGCCTTCTTTGCAATTCTAATTGCGTTATTTTTTTCCCCTTTGGCATTTTAATATCTCTCTAGCATTCAACTATTATCTTTATTACTATCTCTATTATCATTTCTATTACTATCTCTATAATATTAAATAAATAATATAGTTTTGTCAACTATAGGAAAAATACAAACAGGCGGCACCCAATTTTGGCACCGCCTGTTTTTACCAGTACACCGAAGTATCAACCGACCAGCGGCCTTTATCTTTCCCTCTGAACTGATAGCCGCCTTTAACCTCAAAAGCTTTTCTGCTCCAGCCTGCCTGGATTTTATCGAAACCAAGATTCAGATTCAATGACTAAGCCATTTTTTAACGCTTCAGCCACATTATCGCCTTTGCTTGAAGTCAGTCCCCGGCTTTGGCCGTCAGCATATCCCTGGCTCACTATCTGAAGGCCGAACAGCGATCCAACTGCGACCATTACTTGCCAAAGCAATTCTTCCGGAAACTCAATGAAAAGGCCGTTGAGAACCAAAATTACAATCTGCGCTAGCGCTCCAAAAAGGGCTGACAGGAACTTTTTGGATTTAAACAATTCTCTCATTTTTCACCTCTCAGGAATTTAAAAATTATAAGGGCTGATAGAAATCAATTTTTCTTATAGCGCCTCCTTTCCACAGTTTTCATTTTCTTTCAGATGGCGTCGCCGAACAGACAAAGAAGCAGCAGATAATCGGATTTTGTCCTGAAATTGAAGAAAGCGATTCATCTCTTGTAAACGATAATTTTTATCCTCCTGAAGAAGAGAAAGAATAGAAGATAGCTGTTTATTGATAGAACAAAGCTGTTTAAGTATTTCAACTTGAATATTTTTCATCTCTTCACCTTCCCTTTCTGAATAAAAGATAAACTATTTCGGGGCGAGCTTCAAGTGGCCTGGTGGTTCGGATTATATAATCATTGGGAGCTTTCGTTATCTTTCTTGGTATTTGCTTTCTTAAATTCCTTACCTAGTTTGATTAAATCAATTTCTCTTTCCAGTATATAGAGCAAGCAGAATACACCAGCTAAAAATCCTATCACCAAAAAAAGTATATCCAGGAAAAATATCGACCAGTCCATTACTCACCTCACTTCCTCTGTAAGCCATAGAAGGGCTTCTTCCCAAGCTGTGGATTCAGTCTCTGTTGGGAAATACTTAGGGTCTGTCAAATAACTTCCGATGAGCACTAAGCAATATTGAGACTTGCCGATTCTGAGTTCCATATAACGGTTGCCATCACACCATAATTCTTCCACCCTCTGGCGGATACGTTCTCTCGTCTCTGGAGAATTGAATTCCTTCGTATATGCGTCTCTAGGCTGGTCGCCTAAAGCTTCGGCTATCTTTACGTTTCTCGGTTTAATCATTTTAGCCCCTTTCGCCTCTGAGTTAATCATTTTAGCCTCCTTCGTCTCTCTTGAGTCTTATTAAAAAGTTCATCTGCAACGAGCGTGAGAATTCTCTGAACCCTATCCTTCTCTCTGCCTTTCTTTTCTTGTAATACTTTGCGATATTCCTTACATATTATCTCTCTAAATAACGGAACGCTGTGCTTCTTCATTTCTTCTCCATATCCATTTCTTCCTTAAAGCGTCTATAAGCTTGTCAAGCAGCTTTGCCTTTAATGCTTCTGGTACAGGGCGGCCTGGTGCATGGCGCATGAACATTTCTACTGCTTCGCTACTCCAGGGCTCTTCGTTCAAGACAGATTTAATAACTTTCGCCATCTTCTCCTCGTCAGTTATTTCTTTCTCCTTCTCCAGCCAACTCTTTGGTGATTCTTCACTCCAACCGCAAGAGTAGCAGAACTTACCAATCGCCCCTTCTTGTAGGTCTGCTTCACATCTAGGACAGCGCATCTTTTTCCTCCTCATTTTCATCTTCATTGATTGAAAGTGAACTAAAACAATTTAGGCTGTAAGGTTTTTTTATAAATCCATAATTGTCTTTTTGTCTTACTTTCTCTTTGATTTAACCAGGTTGACACGACTTTTTTTATTGGTATATAGCCAATAGCTTTCCAAAAGTCATTTGATTCCAAATCAAAAGCCACTCGACAAGTAACAGCCAAATTACCCCTTTTAATAGCTTCTCTTTCTATTTCATCAGTCATCATCAAGGCTCTGTGCCATCTCCTCGCATCTTCTTGAACGCATATTTGAAATATTTTAGCAGATTCATTTCCAAACGAAGCATAACAATATCCAGTTCTATCTCCATTATCTTCTGTGATTAAAATTCTTGAATATTTCCACCGCTCTCGCCCTGCAATCATTCTCTTTTCCAAAATACCCTTATAAGCGACTTGCGGAATAAATCCGAGCGCATTCCCTTCTTTTTTCCTTAGACTGTCGATATACAACCAATCATCTGGCCTTCCGTCTCTTAAAATCGTTTCACATAAAATTGACACCTTCTCAGCCTCCTTTCAGCCTAATACGGCTGGTCAAGTTCATAAACAATCTCAGCGTCCCTGCCAGCACGAAGTCTCCATTTCTTGCCATCAAAAGAAGGCACTAACCCAGCCCGCCACAGGTCAATACACGGCTGGAAGGGGTTTTTACCCTTTTCATGCTGTATATGTTTCCATTTACTTATCTTTGGGAACATAGATGATATATAAGCCCAAGTCGATTCCCAAACTGATATCCTAGTCGTAATTCCAGTTAAAATCCAAATTGACTCCATGATTAAATTTCTGACTGAATCCCAAATTGAATCCTTAGTCGTAATCCAAACTGAATTTTCAACTGAAGTTTCGACTGAAGTTTTAACCGAAATCCAGTCTTTTAACAACCGAATGTGCTTTTCTTGTATGCGAGGAGGCTTGATTTTAAATGGATTGATAGGGAATAAAGCTTCAGATAATCTATAGCCGAGTTTATCCTCATAACTCCTAGCCAGCTTCTTTAGCTCTGAGTAAGGCACATATCTAATAAGTTTTAGATATTCGTATCTGCGCTTGAACTCGTCAAACTCTACTTGCCTGCCCCAGACCTCGCACTCATAAACTCTGTATCCTTTTCGAAAGGAGTATAGTAGCCCATCAATGTCAACTGCGTATAAACCACGTGAACAGTCAATCGATTTGTTCATATTAATATCTGGACAGTGATAAACTTCACCGAGCTTATACTTGAAATCCTGGTAAGGACTTGTAAGCCCTCTCAGGACTTTATAAAGCTTTAATTTCTTCATTTTAACCTCGTAGGTCGTTTTTAATCTGAATCTTGTCCTCCGATTTCAGCTCATTACAAGCTCTAATAATATCTTCCAGATCAAAACTAAATACATCCATTAAATCTGCATACGAAATCACTTCACCAGGATGATCTTTATAATAATCATCTATTGCTTGCTTGATCTCGCTAAAATCAAGCCGTTTCACTTTTTCCTCCTTCCGGGTATAAATTTCATTTTTGATTCCAGTCTTTCAAATTCGGATTTTCTTCCAGAGCTATTGCTAAACCCAATGCTTGCCAAATATCTGTTTTAACTCCTTCTAGTTTCTCGCCTTTTCTTGCTTCCCCGTATCTTTGCCGAATCGCCTGCCGTACATCAGCGTCTGTTTTGCATCCGCCGAGGGCTGATTTAATCATCGTTCTTGTATAAAGCCTTGTTTCGATAGGACTTCTTTCGCAAAAAACTCCAATCCATAATATCGTCTCAAAAATTGATCTGCCGACAGCATATCCATACGCTTGAATCATTTCAATTGCCATTAAATCAACCTTTTTGGCATTGAAATCAATCAGAGTCAATATCTGCTCGTTTTTTAAAATGCCTTTTGACGGAAAATATTCAACCTGGACAAAATCATGTTTCTCGCAATCCCAAAAAGCGTATGCGCTTTCGGTTGATCCGGGGTCAATAGCCATAATTTTCATTTCAAATCCTTTGCTCGAAAGGTTTTGCGCCGGAAATGACGGCTTTTTAAAAAAGGCTGGCCTTATCTTACCCCTATCCGGGTGGCGTTAGATTGAAAAACGGCTCGTGTACAGTTGTTTTTGAAATTTTAGCATACGTTTGGCTGTCATCTTTGCCATATGTTCAGCCGTCTGTCCTTTGCCTTTTAATTTTGGATTCTTTCCCATACGGTATTGATAAAGCGGGCAATCTTTGAACCGGCATTCTCGAACTTCTTTCGGACTCTCGCTCGAACAATCCAGGCATTTAAGCCTGATTTGCTTCAAAGAGCGATAACCTTTTACTCTCTTGCCAAATCGCAAAGACCATAAAGGGCATTTAGGATTTGTTTCATTTGAAGTACACAATGAAACTTCCCGTGCCGAGCCGCACATACACCACAAACAATATTTTCGAATCGCTTGAAGCGGGGTCATTTTTCTTTTCCTTCCTCCCTTAGTATTGCTGCCTTTTTTCTTATAGCGCCTGGTGTATGAGGCTGACTCAGAAGCTTTCTTACTTTCCTAGCCAACATTTTATCACGAATATAATTCTTTCTGATAATCTCCTCGTCTTCTTCAGTCCATTTATATTTCCTGCAAGGCCCTCTTATGCTTTTTGCCGGTCTGGAATTTATCTTTTCGCCATCACCATTGATAATTGCGACTCTTTTCCCACGCCATTTTCGCCAGTGAATCGTTAGAGGTCTTTTTCTCAAAGCTTCCATGCTTTTTCTGAATTCGGCAGCTGCAAGCCCCTTTGTATCTTCCACTATATTTTCTATATTTTCCACTTAATTGCTCCTTTTAAAATTCGAGTATTCCTGCTGCATAACCATTAGCCGGATCAATTCCCCGGCTGAGCAATTCGTTAACTCTTCCTCTGCCCCTGTTATAAGCCAGAAGCGCAAGTCTAATATCTCTCTTGTAAAATCCAAGCTGTTCTTTGAAATACCTGATTCCGATCCTGATATTATAAGCTGGATCGAAAAGCTTTTTTCGTGTAGCGCCGGGATCAATCGTAAGAGCGGTGCCATAGCGTATCTGCATTAGGCCTATCTCGCCCACAATACCCACACAGTCGGACTTGAATCTGCTTTCAGCCCGGATTATCCTGAAAACAAGCTCAGGATCGATCTGTTCGTCTTTGCTTATATCATAAATCAGTTTCGCCAGCTTCGGCTCAATACCAAACCGCTTTGCATAACCTTCGATATTTTCGTCAATCGGTTTTGTTTTATCTTCCTGTCTGCCTTTTGGCAGGCCGTTTTTATGGCTTTCTTGCGATGCTTTTCGAGTTTTCTGGTTTTTCTGATGACATATCTCTTGCATCGTTTTCACCGTTAAAGCGGTCGCAATCAGCGCTATGAGACAAATTTGACTTTTCTTAAACATTCGGGCTATTTCCTCTTCTCCTTTGATCCTGATATAATTTTTTTTCTTCTTCTATCATTTCTTGCATGATAGATTTCACTGATTGAAAACCCCGATTCATTCGTTTGTCTTTACGAATATCTTTTGTTATCGCTTTTATGAGCCATCTTACATCATCCTCTTTCATCCTAAGTCTCCTTTTTTAATCTCTTTGCCAATAATATTCAGGTTTTGAATTTTCTCTCCTTGACAGGCCTTCAATGCGACGACTTGCTGGCTCGTTATGTACTTTTATTACTCGTTCCTCTCCTGGATCGCCTGTCAAACAATCTCTATTTTTCTTAATACGAACAAGCATCATGTTTTCTGTCGGAAGGTTATCATATTCCTTAATTCCATATTTTTTCGGATTCACTATGCTTAGGATAATGCTCGATGCCATTTTAATATCACCGCTGCCCCTCATTCTATCCAACGATGGGTTAATGCTCAATTGCTCACCTTCCCGTTTACGCATTTGCGAGATAATAACCAGAGCGAGATTTTCCTTGAGAACCAGATCCTTTAAAAGCTGGATAAAATAACTAATTCTCGGCGTTTCTTCTCGATAATGCTTTAAATTGTCCGTACTCAAATCCTGCAAATAATCTATAAATACAACATCAAGTCCATTCCGGGCTTTTAACATCCGCACCTGTGCTATCAGCGCCTCTATGGTTGGAGTATTCTCGGCAAATAAAAGGTTTCCGTCTTCTATTGTCGGCTTTTCGCCCTCAATTTCATGTGCTATTTTTGCTAATGCTTCCGGCTTCTGTTCGGTGCTATAAAAAATAACCTTTACTTTCCGAGACCAGTTCACAGCAAAATTCAACGCAAGAGTGGTTTTCTTATGGCCGGTATCACCGTAGATAGTCAAAATCTGTCCGGGTCTTAAATCAATATGCTTATCAAGGTCTGGTTGGCCAGGAAGCAAGCCTCTTTTCTCCGTTCCTATTTCAAGCTTGTGTTTAACCAAATCGTTATAATCCAAAATCTTAATTTGTTCCGGCAAACCTTCTCTTAATTCTTTCTCAATAATCGCAAGCCTCGATTCAAGTTCGTCTATGTTTTCGGCTGGTACAATCTCAAGTTCTTTAAGATTTTTCTTTAACAACTGGATAAGCTTTCTCTGCTTTGCATCTCTGGCGATTATCTTGCAGTAATGTTCAAAGCGTGCCGGGGGGACATAAGACCCTATTTCATAAATATACGGCAAGCCGCCTATTTCCTCGAAAACACCCATTTTTTTTAATTCATCTGAAAGAGAAATAATATCGACAGGGATTGACTTTTTGCTCAGATTGACAACGGCTTCGAATATTTGACAGTGTTTCTGCTCAAAAAAGCAATCTGCGGTGAGAACAGTCTGCGCATAATCAACAGCAATAGGTTCAGATATTAAAACTCCCAGAATCCTTTTTTCGACTTCGAGATTAAACGGGCCGATTCCTTCTTGAATCATTAATTTTTCCTTTTCTGCTATGGGATATATTTTGCTTTACAATTAGGGCAAATATCAAATTCATAGCTTGAAGTATATGAACAATTCTTGCAACTCCAGAGATGAGTTACTAATTCTGAAAATTCTTTCTTGTCCTTGTCGGCAGATAGAAGGAAATTTTTCAAAGGATTCGCTGTATTAAGAAATCGCTCAAGGCCCCGCTGTAAAAATTCAGCGAGTGTCCATTTTTGATTTTTAGGCCAAAAATATTTAGTCCCAGCTTGTTGTGTTATTATTGCGTAGTTCTCAATCGCCTCTTTAATTTCTTGTTCTGAATAATCT